GATTAGCATTTAAACGTGTTTCAGCTGCAGTAACGTTATCAGATACTACATTTATGTTAGCGTTTAAACGTGTTTCAGCTGCAGTAACGTTATCAGATACTACATTTATGTTAGCGTTTAAACGTGTTTCAGCTGCAGTAACGTTATCAGATACTACATTTATGTTAGCGTTTAAACGTGTATAAGTTACAAAGTCGTTAGCAGCGCTATCAGGTAAAGCAGCTACATTGTCCTGAACTACGTCTAGATTAGCATTTAAACGTGTTTCAGCTGCAGTAACGTTATCAGATACAACGTTAACATTAGCATTTAGAAGCGTATACGTAACAAAGTCATTGGCGTCCGAAATCCCAATGACTAATTCACTTTTATCGATCTTTTTAGTTGTATCAGCGTCTAAATCAACTAGAACAAAAACATCTGCATCGGCAAGACCTGAACCGCCGATAGCGTCTAATTGCGTTATTTTAACGTTTGCCATTTAATAAAGTCTCACTTATTGAATAATCAAATTATTGCCGTCTTGTGTCTCTAGTAACTCACCTGCTTGGGTAAGTAAAATGCTTTGTACTCGCGTAAAGATAATTAAAGCTGCGTCCTGAGTAGTAACAAAATCACCGTTTTGGGTAATGAAAGCGAATTCATTTCCTGCATCTACAACAGCTTCCGCTACAGTTTGAGCTGCTATAAAGCTTGTTACGCCCAATCGTAGAGAAAGAGACATTACTCTCTCTCACTTATATATACGTTTCCTGAAGTGCTCACTGCAATAAAGCTTGCATGAGTGTGATAATCTGTTGTGCTAGAAATGTCTGTTCCTAAAGCTAGGTCGTAAGGAATTGAAGCAGCTAAATAATGAGAAGAAGAAGTAGCAGTTACACTAGAATCACCTGTTTGAAAATACATAGGTTGTGTCGTTGTCACAGTGATCACACGAGTTCCAGTAGTAAAAGCACTACTTCTTTGAGCAGCTGAAGAACTTATTGAAGTTATTGCTTGAGCGGCACCGTCTCTAAACCTTAAAACAGGAATAGGAGAGCCTGCATCATCTCTAGGTTGTTTAGCCCCCATTAAATAAATCCTTCATTAGCTTGTCATAGTTGTTAACTTGAATAGCTACTTGTGGAGATTGCTTTTTAGGTTTCGCAGTCTCTTCTAAATCATTTAAGTGCTTCATCCAGTCTAGTAGGTCACGCTTTGACCAAACTCCAGACTCTAAAGCATCTTGTACTTTTTGTTCAATAACTTGGTTAACAAGCTTCATTCTACGAATACGATTTAAATATCCTTGTGTTACATATACGTTATCAACATATTTTTTTACATCATCTTTATCCAAGACTGCGGCAACGCGATCTTCTGATACTCCATAATCTTCTGCAATCTGCGACACATCACGACCGTCTAAATAATCGTTAGCAATAGATAATAAAACAGGGTCAAGCTTGGGAGTTTCCAAGCTTTTATTAAGAGCATCTACATCATGTCTTGGGGCTAAAATTTCTTGTGACATTACTTTTTCCTTGGACCTCCTGGCTTTGGATTGGCTTTTGAACCGCCTTTGCCTGACCAAAGAACTTTACGAGCCCAGTAGTTTGCAGAAAATTTATCGTCTTTAGTTAGCTGACCACCTTTTCCACGAATACCGGCACTCCGAGCCATGTAAGAAGAACGAGCTTTTGATGAGTAGTTGTGTCCATAACCTTTTTGACCAAATTCTACGACTTTAATTTGATCACCTTTTTTGGCTAGCACACGCATTTTTTTCTTTGAATTGGTAGGTGCGCGTTTAGGCTTATTAAACCCAGGAAAAGTTTCTCCACGATAGCGCACTCCGCCTTTTGTTCTTTCAGCATCTTTAGTTGTTGCCATTAAAATTCTCCTTTAATTTTGTTGTATACGTCCGTTGCAAAACGCTTATTGTCCTCTAGAGTCATATGATTTCTAATACCTGCTTCTTGATTCTTGTCTATAGACATTTCTCCATTTTTATATTCTCCATGCAAGTTTGTCCAATAATCACACGATAATTTTTGTCCGTTTTTAAATTTGTAGTGTTTTGTCTCTGACCAATATAAATGCAAGCATGGATGTTTTTCTAAAGCTTTGTCCCATTTTTTATAGGCGGGAATAATTAAGTCTTGTTGCTCAAAATAATTATCTGATCTCATAGGATGAGTATGAAAGATTATAGTAAAATCACGCTCTTCACCATACGTTTTTAAATAAGTATATAAAATAGTTGACTCTGCCGCCCCTGATATACCATAAGAAGATATTTGTGCATCTAATTGCAAGGCTAAGTGACTTATCCAAGAGTCAGATCTAGCATGTTTTGGCAGTCTTGTTAGTTGAGCAAAAGAGTCCCCAAAAACTAAAATTCGTTTGCCGCCACTTTCATTTACAATTGCAGGTAATTCATATTTAAAGTAAAAATGCACTACCGCCTCTTTTTAAATCCAATGGGTTTTGTATATTTTATAGGATAACCCAATTTACGTGTTTGTTCAATAAATTTTTCCAAACGTTTAGTTGAAAGCTTTCCACGGAGGGCCAACTTTCTTATACGACGAGCACTGGGTACGTTCATAGGCCGTCCCGGTGCTGTTTTTTTATTTAATACCATTAGAATATTGTCTCCCATTTTAATTTATTTTTAAAGTGCTGTGCTAATCGTATAGCTAATAGTAAATTACCTGGCTGCGTAGTATGATTAGCACATGTATTTTGTAGTAATTCATCAAATTGAAAATCTTTATCCTCTAATATTCTATTATCGTGACAACAACAATGAGTCAAATGATATTTAGTGTGAAAACTATTCCCCTGTTTAAATTTATAAATAGACTCTTCACTATTCCAATATAAGTGAACGGTAGAATCATTTGTAAGCTTATCCCATTCTACATAGTCTGAGTAGGGTAAACGAGGCTGTCCAGTAAAGTTGTCAGGTCTGCCTAATCGAGTGTGATAAATAATTGTAGCATCTCTAGGCTCATCTAGAGTGCGCTTGAAAAGATCATAACAAAATTGCTCTGATCCACCGGTTACTCCATAAGTGATAATTTTAGCTTGTAAAAACGTAGCCAAAAACCACATCCAAGAATTTATAGTGTTATTAACAGGAGCATCAGAATTTACTCCTTGAGTATACGCCTTTGCAGCGTCTGCAAAACTATCACCATAAACCAGTATAGTTTTCTTTATACCAGTTTCCGGCATAAAAGTAAAAGGGAGTTGTGGATACCGATCAAGTTTAATTGACTTAACCATCGACTCACTTTCTATAGGATCGCGTTTTTTTCGCGATTTTACGAGGTTGCTTAACAAATTGACGCCCTTTTTTGGTGCCTTTGCGTTTAGCAGCGTTCGTTGCACGCTTTTCACCAGGAGAAAGAGCTTTCCATGCAGCTTCGGGGAGATATCGTCCACGTTGAGAACGAGGTTTTTTACCTTCCTCTTTAGAGGAATAGCCCCACTTCTGACGAGTCCAAGCTTTTAAAGATTGCTGTGACTTTTTTAACGCCATCTTACTTCTTCTTTTTAGCCAAAATAGCTTTCTGAAGAGCGGGTGGAAGCTTCTTTTGAGCAGCGGTTAAACCATTCCCGTTGCCATTCTTTTTCATAGTCTTCTTTTTTTGATTTGCTTTTTTATGTACCATAATCTTCTCCTTTATTATGTGGGTAATTTACCTGTACAGCACAGAGATGCTGTAACATATCCTACTAATCCTGCTACTACTAGCGAAGCAGTTTGTGGCGAAACATAGGCCCAGGGGGCCTCACTAATCGCCATAGCGAGTAGCGCAGCAAGAGCACCAATTAGCGCGGCTTTATTGCCTCCTACGCCTTCTCTAACATCTGGAATCGCCCAAAGAATTTCAACAAAATATGCACACACAGCATTACATTCTGTAGCAATGACAGCTTGATCAACGGCATCAGCGGCAGCTGCAGCAGCTGTTTCTGCGCAAAGAGGTGCAAACATTGCTGTGGTTTCTTCTTCTGTTGCTGGGTTGTTTAGTGTGGCAGCAAACGCTCCTGAGATGGCAGCGCTTACAGTAATAGTGCAGATGTTCTCTGCTAGATATTCGCCCATTGCTACAAGATCTTTGCCTACCGCTTCAGCACCAGCTTCAAAAGCTAAACCTGCTGTTACACAACCTGCTGTAAATTCGTCACAGCCAATTTGAGCACCTTGTGCTGCTTTGTTCCATGAATCTACTGTGCTTTGTGTGGCAGGACGTAGCACTTGACTGTTAATTGTATTGATAGCATCTGTACATTCTTTAGCAGTTGCATTGGCAGCATCTGTTACTCCGTCTGCTACTGTATTAGCAGCATCCACTGTACCTTGGGCTACTGTATTACCTACGTCTGTTGCTGTATCTGCTACTGTATTACCTACGTCTGTTGCTGTATCTGCTACTGTATTACCTACGTCTGTTGCTGTATCTGAAATAGCGCCACCAACTTGTTGCCAGCTTGATTTCTTAAAAGGATTCCAACCCATTACTCTGCCTCATCCCAAGGGCAATCAACAGTCTCTTTCCCCTGTTTCCAATGAAGTTGCTGTGTAATTTGTTCTTGAAGACCTTCAACGGTTATTCCTTCTGAACTTGTAATCCACTTTAAAGCCATTTCACGAGTAACGTCTTCAAAAGGAACAAAAGTGTCAGGCTCATAGATACCTGTAGCAGTTGAACCATGTACCCAGGCTTGCTTACCATCTTCTTCACCGATATATTGCCAATGAACGACGCGAATTACCCCCTCAATGTCATTAGTATCTTCATCTTGTAGTTCCAGGGACACTTCTATAGGTCCGAGGTTCCAAGTATATTCAATTGTCATTTTTTTCTCCTTTGCTTTAGCTTTTTCCACGATTTCCCAAGTCCTTTTTCTTACCTTTGTAGGGTCCAGACTTTCGAGCAATTAAACCTCGCGCTACAAGACGCGCTCGGTTCGTAGAACCGATAGCCTTACCCGCACGATAGTTGCGAAGTAGTTTAGCATAATTAATTTTAGGCTTGCGTTTAGCCACGATAGCCGCCTCCGGCGCGTTTATAGGCTGACGCCAACATCTGAGCTTTTCGGGCCGACCATTGACCAGGCGCACCACCTTTTGAACCAGCTTTTATTCTATAAAAAAGTTGTTTACGAAGTGCAGGCTTGGTGTAATTGCCCGCAGCATTTACCTTGCTTTTAGATTTTTTTGGCATCATTACCCCCAATCTGGCCAGCGTTTGGTATCTTCACAACGACATGTGCCGCAGGCACAAGCCTCATCTTCTTCAAAATTGTCGCAAACAATCACATCACAATGGCATGGATGCTTACAATCTTTACACATTACTTTTGCTCCTCTTTAGCTTTGGCTGCTTCAGCTGCTGCTTTCTTCTCAGCCTTTATACGTGCATCTAGATCTTTAATGGCCTGTGCTTCGGCACGAGTGACAGCATCTCCCCAAACACCCAAACGATTTAGTACTACTTGTGGAAGTAATCCTTTTTCGGCACATGCACGAGCCCCTTCCATTGGTCCCCAAGCGTGTACTTGTCCGTTTGAAACCCACTGACCTTTTTCATTATAATTACAAGGTGCAGTGTTAGCAATGGCACCGAAGGTGCCCAGCGCGAGTACACTTGCTCCAAGTGCCGTTGAAATTAAAATAATCTTCTTCATTTTTAATACCTCCATTTATCTATAATAGTTACTTTGACAAAATTTGTCCAATATTCTTTTTAAACTGCAGCATCCTGCTGATATCTAATAAGTCCATTTATAATAACAACGCCAAAAGGAGTCATTAGTCCCTCATCTGTTTCTGTTGAAGTAATACGAGCATCTATAACCTCAAATGACGCAGCAGAGGACACAGTATTCAAAGCTTCAATAACAAATTCAATATCATCCGCTAGATCTTCTTCAGCATCAATAGTTGCCTCATCTCTAACATAAGCTCTAATTTCAAAAGAAAAAGTTCCAAAACGAACTCCCCCGCCAATTTCAATTCTATCTTCAGCCCCAGACGTTACACATAAAGTAGGAAAATCATTAACTTCATTTAAATATTTCATACTACGAAATACGTTGTTAAATACATTTGACTTATAAGTATATCCACTACGAACAGGAACTGTTCTAGCATCCTGTTGTCCATTTATTCTTTTTAATTCAGTTACTAAAAAGTCAATTATTTGTGTTCTACGACTCATTATACATTTCCTTTAATAACTCTTTAGGAGTTAAATTATTTAACATCATCTTATTTACTATTGTTTGCCTAAAAAGTCTTCTATAAGAATAAGGAGTAGGAATAAGCGTCCACCAGATCATCCATTTTTTTGCTTGGCTCTCTGTACATACAATTAATTTATTATTAAGCCATTCAGAATATACTTCCCATTTAGGGGCTGAAACTTGTAAATAGTCATTATACTCAACTTGAAATTTATTTGGTGCCCAATCAGGGTGCAAAGGACAAGACAAATCTAAGCATTCTATACCATTTTCATCTACAGGAACCCCATTAGCGCTATAAGAAACAGGAGGTAGTCCTGGATGGTAATAGTTACCTACATTATTATCACTAAAAATATCTGTAATATAAAGTAAAGGACCCCACTTAAACTTTGTGGATGGTTGTTCCATAGTTTCCCCCCGCTATAACTTCTCTTATTTGAATCCTATGATATTTTTCATAAAGCTTGTTTGCTAATCTGAGATAGTGTTCTTTGCTATTCATCTCACATTTATCTTGTATATCATCTGAAATTCTATCATATGTATATGTTTTATGGCTTCTTATATAGTTAATAAATTCTAGATGAGACTCAGCATCATTAATTTTAAAAATTTTAGACTCGGCATCTGTGGTAATTTTAACTGTAGTTCTAAAATTATTTAAACTATTCATTTCATAAAAATAAGGGTCAACTTCTATACAAATTGTACGGCCTAAGTCTTTTATATATAAAACTATTTCATAAAACAAAACCAGATCCTCAAACATATTGGATACTTTTGTAATTCCTAGAAGTTTATATTGTTCTGTTTCCAAAATCATTTTAGAATGGTATCATGCCAGGGTAACCCTGTCAAGATTTCTCTTGAGGATTTTCAAAAAATCCTGTCTCGGGGCCGTGCGGGGGTACACCTCGGGCGCGGTCAGGATCAAGTCCTAATAACCGCCCCCTTGTCAAGGTTTTTTTAATGCACCGTCTCGAACCATGTTTCAATGACCGAAGGCATGGCGCGAAATGTCACACCACGATTGCCGCGCATCTCAATGACGACATCACCGCGGGCGATGCTATCAAGGAAGCGGGAAGCAATTACCTTGCGGCAAACTGCCAAGCGGTCGAAGGTTACGGCGTTGCCTTTTTTGGTGGCGGCAACCATTGCAAGGTTCGGCATTTTTTCTTCAATGCGCTTTTTCAATTCGTCAATCGTCCAACCTGCGGTAGGCTTGCCATCAACGGTGACCGCAACCGACGGCCCCTTGATATGATGAACAATGGTCACGCTATGACCCTTGCCATTAGCAACACCGAGACGAACAACCGTGGAACCGTGCGCGGCTTTGAACTCGGAGGCGCTCATACCTACGGTCGGCGCGAAGGTGAAAACCGTCAGCACCCCTTTACCGTGATGCACCTTGGCTTCCGTGTTGATGGCGGCGAAGTCAGCACCGCGATCATTGCCGACAATGCCGCCGACCATGAGTTGTTCAAACAATTCGCCCACGGCTCCAGCACTCTTACGGGTGACAGCGTGGGACTGGCTGGCGACTTGGGCGAAGCGGGCGGTGAGGTCTTGGAAGCTGTTAATCATTGGTTTGTTCCCTTGTTTGATGATCTAAATATAAGGATTATCGCGATGGATTGCAACCCTTTTTTTCACTTTTTTTTAATTATTTTATCCTTATAAATCAAAGGGTTAGTTTGCCTCCGGGCCGCCCGTAACCTATTGATATATAAAGGTTTTTTACTTAAAAAAAAAATGATTTTTTTCGCTCAAGGGGTTGACATTCGGTCCCACAATCCCCATATTATATATATCGAAACAGCAACAAGGAACTGATATCATGATGACACGCAAACACTTTGAGATCGTAGCGGAAGCCCTTCTGGAAGCCGCCGTTGATGCTGAGCAAGCTCGCTCGGTTGCTAAGGCTCTCGCGGAAGATAGCGGGAACCCTCGTTTCGATCAAGATCGTTTCGTTCTGGCCGCTATGAATTGGGAGTAAGGTAACCCTTTGAAAACAAAGGGAAAATCGGCGCCCGGGCGCCCCTTAACCTATTGATATATAAAGGTTTTTTATATTATTAGCGCCAGCTAGATGCGAATGATTCTTAATTGCAACGCAACCACGCTTGGCAAGAGAACAAAACGTGAACATGAGTCACCCCGGGGCGAAACATTGTTGCGCAAATCGGCTAAACATAACAACAATATAATACACTTTTTTTCACTCTACCCCTTGAAAATAGGGGTTGGAATGCTTATATATATAATATAAGAGAAGGCAAACTGGCGGACCAAAACGGTCCTAGATTTAACTGAATCGCCCTCTAAGGAGATTGGAACATGAAAATTAAAATTCGCAGCTCAAACGGACGTCGCAGTTATTCCCGCTATTCTTCGATCCCTGCGCACGTCGCGCAATACATCGTCACACACGCGGATGTCGAGCGCGTCGAGCAAGTGTCCATCGATCAAATCAACTCTTGGTTTTTTGAAAATTGGGAAGGCGAAGACTGGGACAACCCTACGAACTATTCCCATTAGGGCGTGTGGCAGAAATGTCACACTCCCCAACAAAATGACCTTGGGGGCATATTAACTGTTTACATTGTCGGCTAGGTGTCGTATACTGCAAGGGTAATCAGGAGAAAGAAACATGACAAACAAAAAACGCGAATGGCTTCAAATCAAATGGAAAGAGGCGGACCAGAAGGCCCGCAAGTTCTGGACCACCAACAAAAAAGATCAGGCCGCGTTCTGGTATGCGAAGGCGGACGAAATCAAAGCGGAGTTGACGCAATGAACGCAGGAAAGAAACTTCTTCAAGACTATCTCACGGTGAACGCCAAGGCAGTCAAAAAGTTCCAAGAGGAAAACGAAAAACTCCGCAAGCAGTATGAAGCGATCATCGAAAAGGAAAAAGGCAATGCATAACCAGAAAGCAGACGCCGCCGAATATATGGCGATCAAGTACCGAGTCCAGTCCAAGAGCGAAATAAATCTGGACAAGTCCGAAGCCCTCATGCTAAAAGCTATCGCATGGTTTGAACTAGCAGAACACCTTAGAGGAGAAAATAAATGAGTCCAGAAATGAAAGACACAATCCGCGACATGGCGTCGCATCCGTTCAGAACCCTTGGCGAGTTTGCATGTATGTTTTCAATTTTCGCCCTAGGGTATTTTTTCTTAGTAGCATTTGGAGGCTAAGTAATGACTCGCAATCATTTCCAACTTATCGCTGATGCTCTAGTTGAAGCAGAAGCAAACATTATCCAAGTTCGCATTATAGCGGAGAAGCTAAAGGAAATCAATCCTCGCTTCGATAGAGATAAGTTCATCCTTGCCGCTATGAATTGGGAGTAAAAAACTCAACCAATTCAACGGCTTAGGCGGCGGCCGGAGCCCGCTAAGTCCTTGATTTTAAAGGGTTTTTTATTTCATTTTATCCACATTTTTTTGCGCGGACCCCTTGACATTTGCCCTTGGAATGCTTATATATATAGTATGAAAAACATATTTATATTCGATCTTGATGGAACCGTAGTTGATAGCGATTGGCGCACACCCCGCAAGGGCAATGGCTCAGTCGATATTAGCAAATGGTTAGACCTTGCAACCGCTGACAATATCGCAAAGGATGGTTTGCTTCCCTTAGCTCGCTTCATGCAAAAGGTTATCGCAGAAGGTGACTTTGTGATAGTGGCAACTGCTAGGATTATGACTGCAGCAGATAAGCAGTTCCTAATCGATAATGGTATCAATCCGAACATCATTATTAGTCGCAGTTCTAATGAGATGAAGAAACCAGACGCTGATCTGAAGTGGAACAAACTAAACAGGTTGTTTAATCTTAAGCAGTTCCAAAACAAACCCAAGATCATGTTTGATGATAATGGTTCGGTTCTTAATCGAATGAGAGAAAAAGGAATAGTTGCCCTTAATAGTGTAACAATAAACAGAAAGTTAGCTGCATGATGAATGAAAGCTATAAACTACAGTTAGAGCGTGACGATGATCTCTTAGTTCTTCACATACTTAATACAGAAACAAAGCACCGCACTGAAGTAAGAGGCAAGCCCAACTACGAAGGTGATGGTTATGATAGTGATGATAAACTACATCAGTTACTAGATAAAATTGGTAAAGCAGCAAATATCAGTGAACTTATGAATGGCGAGGTAGTAAGCATCAATCCACGTCATCCAGATGGTCCAGACGCAAAAGAACGAGTTAAGAAAGTAGCTGTATGATGAATGTAAAGAAAGTGACGCCTCGCGGCGGGCGCCAGTGCGAAAGCAGTGTAAAAATATCGTGGGAAATCAAAGATTTAAGTCGCGCCCGGGGGCCAGGCAAGTCCTTGATTTTAAAGGATTTTTTCCTGAGATAGTTGTTGACATTGGTGACGGTTTGGGGTATTATGTGTCCAAGATGAAAGAGCAAAAGACATCCCAAGACGTGTTGCAAGTATGTCACACCATACAAAAAAATGCGCCTGTGGATGAATTAGTTCTTGACTTTTAGGGTGGAAAGCCTTATATTATAGGTATGAACAGAGACGACTGGCGTCGTTAAACGACTAGGCTAAAAGGTACTGAATGTCTCACAACTCAAAGGAATATCATCACATGAACAAGATCGAAAACATCATCACTCAAATCACCGCTGAAAATGTCCAGTTTCTGACCTTGGACGAGTGCCGCGAGGTTCTCGCCACACTCGCGTGGAAAACTGAACACAATTCAGAGCGCGAAGCCGCTATTCTGGAAGCCTGCGAAGATCGTGTGTATGAGGTCGAGTGGGGTGAGTACGAAGCGATAGGTGATAGCGGTGCAGATGCAGAAGCTCTCGCTTCCGCAGGGTTCGGAACCGACGAGGATTATGGGTATTTCGGAGACGTAGAGGAGTAGAAGGATGCTTGACAATATCGACGGCGCACAGATGGTGATGGTTGACCCTAGGGAAAGCGAATATGTGATTTGCTGGTTTGGTTCAAGCCAGCTCCACTTGTTCGATTCCGAACTAAATGAGCTGGAAGTTAAAACCATCGGAGGCGGTATCAACTCTGGGTTCGATGCCCGATGTCATGCCGAAGAATGGTTTGATGAATGGTATGATGCAGAGTATGAGGATGAAGATTAAGAATCAAGTATTCGTCGTAATACATTTCTATTACGACGGCTGTAATGTCTGGGAGACTACTGTAAAGGCTTTTGCAGACAAAGACGAAGCAGAGTATCACGCTCTCGAACTACAAGATGCGTTTGATGCGACCATTCCGCCTCGTCCCAAGAACTATAAGGGTTTATGGGGAGAAGATCGCAGTTGGTACGTTAAGACGCTGGACGTTTATTAACTGACCTGATGAGATTGAGGCAGATGCCAAGGAAATGTTTGAAGAGATAGAGGAGATGAAGGAATGATGATCCCCGAAGATATGGAAGTGCCTTTATTTCGTAGAAATACGAATGAAGTAGGAAATGTGCAGTGGCTAGTTAGAAATCTAGCGGTAAAAAATCAAAATCACCCAAGTTTTGATGAAGTGCTGCGCACCTTGAAGCTGGTACTAAGAGGAATTCCAAAAAGGTTTTAGTTTCAACAGGTTAGCGAGGCCCCGGGGGCCAGGTAAGTCTTTGATATTGTTGACCTTTTAGATCCACTTTTTAGTTGACTTTTCCCGATTTATCACATATAATGCGTACATCATGAAACAGAGAAAACAAAACAAACCACGCAACACCCTCCAGCAAGAGTGCTGGAAGTTGGGGACACATAAAATCCCCAACAAAAAAGCGTACAAGAGGAAAGGGAAAGCCAAATGGCAGTATTCCCAACCCTAGTGTATGAAGGTGGAATGGTTCGTCGTGCAAGGTGGCATGATAAACTTAAATTTGTAACCCAATGGCTAAGAAAAGGATACACAATGGCCGAAGTAAACTACACCCCAGAACTGACCGCTTCCCTGATTGAGCAATACCAGAGCGGCACTTCAGTTGAGGATATTGCCTCGTCGATTGACAAGAGCGTTCGCAGCGTTCGTTCTAAGCTGGTCCGCGAAGGTGTCTATGTCGCCTCGCCAAAGGCAGCAGCTAAAAAGACGCTTGGTCCGTCTAAGAAAGAGTTGCTAATCGAACTTGAGCAGGTTGCTCCGTTTGAAGTTGACGGCTTTACAGGCGCAACGAAGGAAGCAATTTCCATTCTTCTCAATCATTTCAATGAGGGGGTTTTAGATGCCTAACGACCCTTGGGAAGACTGGTTTGATTATGGTGGCGAAGGCTAAGTAGCCACCAAACGGTAAGGCGGCGGAAAAGGGTCGCCAGCGGACAGGCGTAGGATGAGGGGCCGACCGCAGGAAAAATAGGGGACAAGTGTTACGGTAGCACAACAGATTCCAAACCCGTTGGACGGGGTTCAATTCCTCGGTCCCCTGCCAAATCCCAATAAAATCAGATACTTAGTGGCGCCCCGGGGGCGACGTAACCCATTGATTTCAATGGGTTTTTTTATGCAGAAAGTTGTTGACATTTCCGACGTTTTAGCCTATTATACAAACACTGAAACGGCAAACAGAAGGAACTGATATGCCCTACATTACGAAGATGGATCGAAGCGACATTGATGACGGTGCCTCACCAGAAACAGCGGGTGAGTTGAATTATCTCATCACCACATTAGTTGACGATTTCTTGCTCGACAAGGGCAAAAGTTATACGTCAATCAATGAGGCGATAGGGGCACTTGAGTGTTGCAAGTTAGAGTTGTATCGTCGAGTTGCAGCTCCCTATGAAGATGAGAAGATTGACCAAAACGGAGATGTTTATAATGTTATCAAGTTCGCCTAAGATTTATTCTGCAAGCAAAATTTGGCACGCTGAAAAGTGGGTTCATGCCCGCGATGTTATGGGGTATAACATTATCAGCGGCTGGATTGACATTCCATGCGGTACACCAGAAGACCCTACTGGTGCCAAACTACTGACTCCCGAAGAAAAACGACAGCTTTGGTTAGATTGCACTCGTGAAGTTGTAGAGGCAGATATGGTTATTGTCTATGCAGAAGAAGGCGATGTGCAACGAGGTGTGCTTGTCGAAATTGGTGGCGCTCTTTCAGCAGGTACTCCCGTCTACTTGATTGGTAACTGTGAGAGTTTCCGTCCTGTGAGTCATAGCGATGCGGCGTATGCCAATCATCCTTTGTTTATGCGATTGCCAACAAGCGATTGGAAAAAGGGGTATATGATGGCGATGACCGCTTTTCGCGAATGTGAAATGAACATTGTAGCGGAAAAGGCTTTATCACTTCATACATATGCGGAAAATTTAGCAGAGAGGTTCGATCATGTTGAATCAGAAGTCCAAGCTTGAGGTGGCGCTAGATAACTGTAGTCACACTATGGAGCTAATTAGAACCATAGTGCCGATTGTGGTACTAGGGTTGCAGGTTGTAATTTTGGCAAAGGTGCTTTAATGGCGAATTATCATATCGCAATAACGGATACCCTGAGAAAATCAGGGTATACTAGCAACAAACAAAGAAACACCAACGGTGATTGGCGTAGAATTAATGGGCTAAAAAAGCAATATGCGGAAAAAGGTTTTCCTGATGCTGTATTGGAGCGTATCTATACAAGAGAAGATAGTGATAATGCAGATGAGGAAACTTTAGCCGTTGAACAAATCAGTCATGTATTAATGGGGTCGAAAGGTTTACACGCTGGAAACCGAGAAATACATGGGGACGGTTGGACAGAAATTTTTGAAGTAAGTCAAGAACAGCTTACAGGATATTTCGGAAAATCTGTTCAGGTTTGTAAAAGCCTAAACTGGGACATTGAAAAGATTGTGAACTGGTTAGAAACCTATTGCACAAAAAAATTCGGTGTCATCTCTTGGTCTGAATTCTGTTATGGTGAACCAAGAGAACATGGCAACCCCTTGAAAACTGTTTTGGAATCAAGGGGTTAGCCAACCCCCGGGGGCGACGTAAGTCCTTGATATTAAACGATTCTTTCTGTCATTTTATGTGAGAAAGTTGTTGACATTTGTGACCTATTCGTGTAGTATACTAGCATGAAAAAGATAATGATATTTGACCTAGACGGCACTGTGGTAAACTCCGAATGGCGTACACCACGAAACAAAAACGGAAGCGTAGACATTAGCAAATGGGTTGACTTGGCTACTCCAAGCAACATCGCTAAAGACACATTACTTCCATTGGCTAAAGTAATGAAAAAAGCTGTAGCAAGTAAAGACTTTGTAGTAGTAGCAACTGCTAGAGTATTTACTGATGCAGACAAGAAATTCTTAGTCGATAATGGTATTAATCCAAATATCATTATCAGTCGAAGTAGTAAGGAACTAAAAAAGACAGATGCTGATTTGAAGTGGAACAAGCTGAACAGATTGTTCAATCTCAAACAGTTTAAGAATGTTCCAAAACTAATGTTTGATGATAACGGCTCCGTTCTCAATAAAATGAGAGAAAACGGAATAGTGGCTCTAAATAGCCTGAAAGTAAATAAGAGGTTAGCTTGACAATGAATGAATTAGTAACAAAAGTCACGCCTAAACAAGATCTGACGTGGTACATTAAATGGGTGGCCACAGCGTTTTTGTTAACAGGCATAATCGCAAGATCGGCAGGAGGTCCGCCAGTCTTTGATTTTATTATGACCATTGTGGGTGGCGCAGGTTGGGCATGGGTAGGCTATGCGTGGCATGATCGCTCTATTCTACTTCTCAATGGAGTGATAACTTGTATCCTACTAATAGGGCTGGCAAGGGTAATTCTTCAATGATTTCAAAGAGTTAGCCGCGCCCCGGGGGCGAACTAAGCCATTGAATTCGTTGGACAATATGATTCACTTTTTAGTTGACTTTTTCTGGTTTTTAGCATATTATACAAACATTAACGACGACATTGAAACCAACGGAGAAAACTGAAATGTGGTTCGAGAAATTTGCAAAGTTCATTGAGGCTCGTGGCGGAAAGCGTTCGCTGTATCGAGAAGGTCCAGACGGTCAGCCTGTGCTGTATATGGACCGCTATTACCTCATCAAGTCGCGCTTCTGTGAAGTGATGCTGCACAATTTTCATCTAGGTGATCGCCCTGATTTGCACGATCATCCTTGGGCTTCTGGTGGGGTTATCCTCGCAGAAGGTTATCGTGAACACACTGAGAAGGGTGTTGCAGAAAAACGTGCGGGTTCATGGAGCTTTCGTGGTTCCAAGGCGTTCCATTGGGTTGAGCTTCGTGAAGGTACTGAGGGCAAAGTGTGGTCCCTATTCTTTACACTCAAACGGGTTCGTGAATGGGGCTTTCTAGTTGACGGTGAATGGATGCACTTTGAGGAATATTTCCGTCGCAATGGAACTCTGGCCTTACAGACAAAGCCAGACGTTTACAAGGGCGTATTCTTTCCTCGTAAGGTAGCAGCTTAATGGTCGCGTTGGTAACATTGGCGGCGATTGCTAGGTCAAATGCAAGCGCCCCTTATTCTGGTTTTCGTGTAGGTGCCGCGGTTATTGGTGACGATGGAAAGGCATATACAGGCGCAAATGTTGAGGTTGCATGTTCTAGTGCTGGCATTTGTGCGGAGCGAGTTGCAATTTCAAATTGTGTGCTCGCTGGCGCTAAACCTGTAAGGCTTGCCATTGTTGCCGACACTGACGAGGTAATTACTCCATGCGGTACTTGTCGCCAGTTTATGCTAGAATTTGCACCGCTCAAGGTGACACTAGCTAATCTGGAAGGCAAGGCCAAAAAGACAACAGCAAACAAGTTGTTGCCACTAAAATTTGAGAGAAGGACAAAACGATGAACGGAATCGTTCGCAAGGAAAAGTTGAAGCAAGAGCGGATCATCAATCACCTATGGTTGAAAATGAATCATGTGAGCCGCGAGGAGCAAAAAGCACTTGACAAACGCATACAACATCATGTAAGATGCTTGGAGCAATGTAAACAACTAGAAGGTGTGGCATGAAGCCTACTGTATTTTTCGTTATCGACACCGAGACCTGTCGCTTTGATGGCATGGTGTTCGATATTGGCTGGAAAGCGATAGACCGCAAGGGTCGTGAATATTCGCAAGGTTCGTATATTTGCGCAGATGTGCTTGAAAAGGATGAGCCGTACTATCGCAAGAAAATTGCGGCTTACTGGTTCAAGGCTAACAAGACTATCACTCCAGCCAACTTCGCGACTGTTCGCAGCATCTTTAATCAAGAGGTGCGTCGCATCCAAAACAAGGGACATCGTGTTGTCGTGTGTGCGTACAATGCGGCATTCGATCAGCGGGTGTTGGATAAAACCACGCAAACACTCGTCGGTCCTAAGTCTCGCTTTATTCAATCTAGGCGAGTTGACTGGCTAGACATTTGGCTGTTTTGGGCAATGTCCTGTCCTAAGAGTGCGGCAGAATTTTTGCCTCGCATCAAATCAGGTCGTGCTTCAACTACTGCGGAAAGTGTCACGCGCTATGAGCTTGACCCCAACTATGTCCATTTGCATGAGGGTTTTGCAGATGCAGAAGGGGAAGCGGAATTGTTGCGCGTTGTTCTAGGTAGAAAGAAACAAATACCTTTCAATGAATTGAGTGCGCGTTGTTCTCGCATTGCCAACGAGCGAATGGGTCTAATAGCGGGGGCTGCATGATGGAAACCTACACCTATAAACACATGAGGATATAATGAATTGGGATTGGCACTGGATTAGTTGGTTTAAAGGAACTCCTTTTCAATGGGGCGAATTTAAATTAAATAGCGGAAATCCTTATAAAAGTTATAGATTTGGACCATTACTTATTCGTGTGTTTCTGAGGGGATGATGATGGAAACCTATAAACTGGTTCCCACTGAGGGCTGTGAGGATTGCGAGGTCCTCACAGAACTGTATGACAAGCCAACCACCTGCTATGAATGTTTTCTAGATCAGGTGGAAAATGCTTTTAAGTCAAAAGGTTAGCGGAGGCCCGGGGGCCCCGTAAGTTATTGAAATCATTGATGTTTCACAGCGAATTAGCGTTTGACATTTGGCAACTTTTAGCATATAATAGGTTCATCAAATCAGCGAGGAGATATGACATATTCAGCTAACACAATCCTCTACTCCAACACCATGCGCTACGCTGTGGAAGTGAAGCGCGATAATGGCGACGGAACCTTTTCGACCGTTTTCTTTGAACGCGACGGCGACGGAGGGTTAAGGTATGTGTGTGGCGAATATGTCACACCGTCAAAAGAAATTGACCGTTTCCTCGATAAATGATTGACATTTTCACAAGATGCGTGTATGATACACTCATCACTAACGACTAGCTCATATGAAAGGACATAAATATGACTGATATTAAGACTGCAAACTACACGGACGAAATGGTTGAGAAGGCTGTTTCCATGTATTCGGAACTCGGCAACGAGGGTCTGGATGCTATCGCGGAAGCGGTTGGCAAGACTGTTCGTTCGGTTCGCTCCAAGCTGGTGCGAGAGGGTGTGTATGTTGCTTCCCCGAAAGCGGCGGCGGCAAAAAACACTGGTCCCTCGAAGAAGGAAATGCTTCAACAGCTTGAGGGGATTGCTCCGTTTGAGGTTTCTGGCTTCATGGGTGCAACCAAGGGTGCGATTGGTATTCTGATTGACCACTTCGATCAGGACTAATCCACTTACAAGGGGGAGGGGTCACACTCTCCCCCACACACTAGATGAAAGGATAAATGGAAATGGAAAAAACTGGAACTTGTTCAATTTGTGGGATTAACCTTTGGGCAGAACACGGCAATCGTCCGTCTATCTTTCCATGTGGTGTGAACTCCTGCCCCTATGAGACAGAAGAATCTCGCCTTGCTATCGGATACGAGCGTTCTACCTCTGGCTCTAGTTTGGCTCAGATTTTAGAAAGCATGGACTGATGCGACAAGCAGGACTAAAACCTAAGTCACACTCTAGCGGTGTGTATTGGGTTCGTGCTAACGCCAAGTCAGGTGGTGGGGGTAAAAAGACAGAAGAGCATGCCCCAAACGACTTCAATAATGATGGGGTTGTTTCAAAATGGGAAAGCCTAGTAAGGCCCATAGGTTTTATTGCTGGTGCCATAGTCGCTTTATTCCTTATCATCGTATCATTGGGGTCAAAACCATGATGAAAGATAAATTCAAAACAGCGCGAAGAAATGTGGAATGCTTTAGAATAGTGAATGAATTCAAAGGGTTAACCGCGCCCCGGGGGCCCATAAGCCATTGAAAGTCAAGAACTTTTTGGACCATTGCTGGCAGATAAGACAACTTAAATACTCCTACCTCTAACCCATTGATATTCCACAATAAATTCAGTGCGCCCCTGCACCAGTACAAAGTCGATTTTCGAAGTAAATTTTCGACGTTGCATTGCTAGGAAGTAGATTTTCGAGTCAAGTCTACCAATAGTCAAGTACAATTTCAATTTTATTTAACAACAAATACAAAAAAAAGTAAAAATAAAGTTAACACCAGTACCAAAACGACCAAAATAAGTACAAATTCTATTGTACTTCTACGTGGAACGAAGTTCCAAAGCAAGTCCCCCCTAGCACCAGTGCAAATGTGAAGTACTTTTTCGATTTTCCTGCTAACATTAGTACATTTTCAATCAAAATATCAAGTCTATGGTTAGATATACCACCCCCGTCCCCAGCCACCGTCCAATTATAGCATCATTTTAGGCATTTGACAAGAAACAATTAGACTTCAACGCAGTTGAATAGTATAATAATTCTATGATTACTAATCTACTAAGTACTATTACTATTCCGATTAAAAAATCCTCTACCTCTGAAGAAATCTATACAGCAGAGGAATGGATAAAGCGTATAGTAGTAGAAAATCTAATCACTAAAGGCAACTATTGGATAAACTGTATGGATATCTCTTTGCTTATCAGTGCTAGACTTAAATGCAGCATAATAAGATTTGAAAGTCATTCAGTAGCTTATTTTAATGGTTGGTTCATAGATCCACAGTGTAATTGTTATCTAAAAGCAAAACACTTCCCTATTACCTCAGAAAATATTCATTTAGCAACTGTAAATGTCATTAACGAGTCGTATCCTATAAAATACAACTTAATATACGACTTTTACATTAGTGAATCTATTATAATAGACAAAACCTTCCTACAATAGACCTAAATGAGCCTAGACCCCGTGCCCACCCTGGTATTTTAGCACACATTTGGCTTGTTGGCAAGCCTAACGTGGCTCCCTACGGTCGCACGCTGGCAAATAAAGTCAAATTGTAAACAATCCACACATAATAAACATTTTTTGACAACTTATGCTTAAATAGTAGTAAAATAGCGTAAAATATGGAATATTTTGGCGCCTTGCACAAAGAAAAAACTTGCATTCACGTCCTTGTAGCGCAGCCCCTGGCGAACTTCGTTCGCACGCTGACTCCATTCATGAGACGACTTTGATGTTCCCAGAAAATAGATACAAAAAAACCTCCATCCAATCATCATGGAGGAGGGTAAACTGTGGCACGCAGTGCCATAACGCGGATACACGCTTTGCGTCTTGTAAAAACTGAATGTCACGCAATTGACAGCTAAATCTGAAGGTCAGATTAGTTATAAGCGTCTGTCGCTCTCCGAGCGTATGCGTTAGCTTAAAAACGCTTGTCAAAACGTTGGATCAAACTATTGAAAAAATTGAAACTTAATGTTCAAGCTTTCAACTCTGTGTAACCATGTTACTTTTTTTTATGCTCTAGACAAACTAATATTAGCATACTTTTTGTATGTTGTCAACTCCCTTAGAAGAGCAACTGACTCACTTTTAAAATATGTTAGGAGATAACGGAGTTATACAGGTTGGCAACGCTTTGCACGTCGGTCTCAAGAAATGTAGAAATAAGAAGTAACAATTTGTTGTTTCTATTCTTCTACTATACACTAGAATGATAGAATATTCAAGAATTTTGTAATAAGAATTGTTAGATTGCTTTCTAGGTTGAATGGCTCAGAACACAAAAAAAGAGGCTAGGGACTATTGCCCTGCCTCTTTTTACTCGGTAAAATTAGTTTAGACTAATTGACTGAAATGTTTACAGCAGAAGGGCCTTTTGGACCTTCTTCTGTTTCAAACATCACATTATCGCCTTCATTCAAGCCTTGCAAGCCTGCGGCTTGTACTGCTGAAATGTGTACGAAAACATCTTTGTTTTCAGATGCGATAAATCCAAAGCCTTTAGTGGCGTTGAACCATTTTACTGTTCCGTGATTACTCATATTTTTTTCCTTTTTTAAGTTATTTTTAAGTTTTATATCTAATAGCATGGCAGGAGGTTTATAATTTCTACTGCGCAGTTTTATTCGATAAATTGTGGGTGTATTAGTATTTTAATGTGGTCATATCGTCCATGTGCTTCTTCTACCGTCTTGCAAGTCGTCATCTTTGGGTCTTCTTCACGAAGGAGAATAACGGACCTCCCATACTCCCAAATCCAGTCATAAATTTGTTGAGTTGAATACCCTGCAATGATGTTGTCCTTGATAATCTTGATAGGATACGGATGTTCCACAATCCAAGGACGCTTACCTAGCTCTCTAAACTGAGTAGTTTGTCGATGAGTTGGAGGCTTTCCCCCACGCTCCTCAGTAAGAACTTCTGCGGCACGATAGTATTCTTGCAGAGCCTTGTCACTCCAACGACGACAGTGCTGAAGTATAGATTGTGTGGAGTTGAAGACTGTGAGATTTTGAGCAGTTGCGATGTCGCTCGCCCCTCTCACTGCACGATCTAAAGCTGTGAGTTTATATTTATTGATGAGACTAGTATCTGCTGCATATCGAGCTATGCTACACCACTCCCATACTTGTTGTTCAACTTCATTCATGATTACGCCGTTGCTCTAAATAAATTATCATATCAATATACCACTGTGCAGATTGTGGATAGTTGTGTGGGTCGGGACAAGATGGGTGATGCTGTTTTAACCAGTCTATCACTTCTTCATTTATATGCAATGTCATCTCTCTAATCGTTTATAAAAAACATTAACAAGTCCATTCTCTATTACTCGTTCATCTACAACTTTGAATTGTGGAATTGAGATAGGAAAATTCTTATGAATTTCAATGCAAAGTCCTTTTACTTTTGTCCAGCTTTCTGCATCCATTCCATTGATAACTTCTTGTTCTCCACCATCTACATCAATCTTGATATAGTCAGCACTAGGCCAATCTTTCAGACAAGTGCTAGGGCGAGTGACCTCTGGGTTAGCTGCATTATTTAAATGCACATTGCGAGGATCTCCAATATAACAATCCATCTTTACAAACTTACGATGTCCGCCAGGTTCTGGCTGGTCATCTACCCAACCAACTTGTGTGGCTGAACTCCATACAGGTTTTCTTTCAAGTTGCACAGTCCAATCTCTAAATTCATCATGATTTAATTGTTCACAGATGTTTCTAGCATTTTGATATCCAGCTTCAAAAAATACCACACGATGACCACGATGGGCGGCAAAAGCCCCAAAGTGTCCAAGGCATGCTCCTACGTCATAAAACAACGAGTTTTCTTCAAAAGTCTCAATCCAATCGTAAATATATTTTTCACGATCAATTAAACTCTCATTACGTCTTGTCCAATTTGGAACCATTATGCTTCTCCTAATTCTTCATATGGGTTAGCTAAAATACACTCTACATTAATAGCTGTTGGAAAAAGTACTTTCCAATAATCTATTTCAGCTTTACATACACTAAGACTCTCGATGCTGAATATTTTAGCATCGAGAGTCATTTCCCAACCTAAAAATGTAAGTAAAATTAATACATACATTAAGCCGCTTCAGCATACTCTAGGGCGAGATTTAGAGCCTTTTCCTTACGAGTACGGTTCTGGCCGAACCATGCTGAATTGAGACGGGTAGCAGTGTTACGACCCATCTCATGGTCAGTCATCCAAGTAACTGCGTTGAACGCCTGCCACCAAGAGCCTTCAGCGAAATTAGCCCCAGGCTGTTCTGCAAGCACTTCGTGAGCACGAAGAGCGTTCTTGGAGAACTCCTCACTGTCTGTGTTAGAGTGAGGGAAGACACGAGAAAAGTATTCATCAATTGCTACATCGTTGTAATACTTTTCAGCGAGATGACGAGCGTTGTCACGATATGCATCGCTAGACCGTTTCGCCATACCAAGCATCTCTTTAACATAATCCTCGTCCCACGCTTGGTTGTGGTTGACGGTGATACGGCGAGTGGTATTTAGGTTGTTAAGAGCCATCGCCATTGTGTTTCTGCAAACTACTCGGATAGGAGTAGATTTGACTTCAATCGCCTTTCCACGCTGATGAGGATTCACCAGTAGAAGATAAGACTCAACGATATCGTCAGGAACAATCTCATAAGTATCGTTGATTTTAGCAAGAGCCCAAACAATCTTGCCATCTTGTAGAGACCCTGCAGTATGCATTTCCATGTCACCAATCTCTACAAAGTCTTTGAAGAAGCTGAATGCTTCCTCGTTTTGAAGAGGCTGCCAGTTAGGACCGACAATATCAAGGATACTGCCATCAGAAGACCGAACTAGAGCCTGCTTGTTAGGAACGACGAGAGTAGTCCCGTCGTCATCAATTGTGTAGTGTAAATCTTTCTTGTTCACTGTCCAATCAAGTTGTGCAGCTTTTAGCATCTCTTCGGGAGAAAGGTCATTGCTAACCTTGAATCCGAGGCCGTGCCAAGGAACTGCGCCTGCGTAAGCCATTGTTTCAACTTCATGTGCCATTTTTATTTTTCCTCATATTCAATTTGTAAATTTACATTAACACTTTTTAGGGCAGGTTTCCAATTAAAAAATGAAGGCCCATGATCTTTGCCTCCCTCATAATCGTGATTAAACCACTGGTAAAGGTGAACCATTTCGTGAGCCAATATCTCTCTAAAAAACTGATATGTTGGGTAAGTTTCCGTTAACTCAATCCAAGCTTTCGGTGCGCAGGATTCATCTCCTTCACAGAAGTTGCCCCACTCATCTAGTTCATCAACTAAATCAAACCTAATAACTCTATCAGGCAAATGAAAAAACTTTCTGTTTAGCTTGAAAGCTTCTTTGTAACAATTTCTTAAACTTACTCTTACCATAAAATACCCAGGGAAAAGCCGCTTGCATGAGAAGCGGCTTTTCTTTAAATTAAATACTACTAATTATGAACGGAAGGACGCTAGAATAAACTGGATACCTTCCTTGGTGGCGCCCATGAAGTTGGTAACGTCAATATCGTTGCCAACAAGCCCTTCCAACTCACGAAGTAGTTCCTTCTTGGTTGGACCATCCTTGCGGATGGTGGACTTATCTGGAGCCACATATACCCCTTCACGAACTAGCTTCGCACGAACGGAACGAACTGTCTTCTCAACTGCGGTAGCAATATCTTCAAGACCGTCATTACCAAGTTCAGCATACATTTCTGTAATCTGCGTAGCCTGTTCATCGGTGTAATTACTTGTGGTTGCCATTGTCTTCTCCTTTTTTCTAAAGTTTCAATGTAAAGTTATAATACCAAAGATTTGCCCATAGAGCAATCAAAAAGTGTATTAGTCTGAGCTACTTGGTTCAATATAAGAAGCTAATTCTGGACACATAGCTGCGACTTCTAAAAAGTCTCTAGACTCCTCAACTTTACTCATGTTCTCCACCTGGATCATTAACAGGAAGAACAGTCCTTTGTCCATTTACCCAGATACTGCCTCTACTTCTACCTGCACTGTGGTAGCCTTCCCTAAATTGAAATACGCCAGGTTTACGTTTTGCAGTTTCAAATACACTAAGAGTAACAAAAATACCACCAATAATAAAAGCATGCCCTACTACTGTCGCACCAAATATTGTCCATGATCCAATAGCCAAACTAAACAGCGCACCCCACATAAATGCTAATACCTGCATTACATAATGCCTTGTGCTATTGTTTGGAATATTCCTCAATGGATTTTGTTCAGCATCCATTACTGAACACCATGCTGTTATAATAAAATCTCTCATTATACTAATACCTCATATATTTTTTTAGCGAGGTCTCTAAACCATTCTGCATAGTGACCTCGTGTTGTTTCTGCGGCAGTGCCAATCCTAATACCACTAGTTTCTACAAAACTACGTGGATCATTTGGTACGCCATTTTTATTTACTGTAATACCATTTTCTTCTAGTAGGTCTGCGGCTTCGCGACCACTGTATTTAGATTCACTCAAATCCATTAGGATAATATGCGAATCTGTACCACCAGTTAGAACTTTAAATCCATTTGAGACAAAAACTTCACACATTGCTTGTGCATTTTCTACTACACGATGAGCGTAATCTGCAAACTCTGGTGTGCTTGCTTCAATAAATGCTTGTGCTTTTGCAGCAATGATATTCATTAGTGGACCGCCCTGTGTACCAGGAAAAATTGCTGAATTAATTTTCTTTGTATATTCTTCATTGTTCCAAAGAATAATCCCACCTCGTGGCCCACGTAGAGTTTTGTGTGTGGTACTTGTAACAACGTCAGCATATTTAATAGGGCTAGGATAAGCACCTCCTGCAATTAAGCCCGAGTAGTGTGCCATATCCACTACTAGGTATGCATCTACTGTGTCAGCAATAGCACGAAACTTTGCCCAATCAATTTCACGTGGATATGCGCTAGCACCCGCTACAATAACATGCGGCTTTACTTCAAATGCTTGCCGTGCAATAGCATCATAGTCTAAAAATCCATTTGCATCTACACCATAGTGATATGCATCATAAATCTTGCCAGAAATGTTAGGAGCACTACCATGTGACAGATGTCCGCCACTGGCTAAATCCATGCCCAACAGTTTATCGCCGGGTTTCATTAGTGCTTGATATACTGCTGTGTTAGCGTTAGCACCACTGTGCGGTTGTACGTTTGCAAACTTTGCTCCGTATAATTTGCATAGTGTGTCAATAGCAAGTGTTTCAATCTCATCCATATGTTCGCAACCGTTGTAGTAACGCTTGCCTGGATATCCTTCTGCATACTTGTTTGTAAATACACTGCCTGCTAAATCCATAACTGCTTGACTGGCAAAGTTTTCACTTGCAATAAGTTCCACAGTAGATTCTTGCCTATTGATTTCTCGTTCTAGTATTACTTTAACTTTATAATCCATTCTTCCATTCCTCAAAATCCTTATGTATCATGTTATACGCCAACACGGTTTTAATAGAATCTAAATATTTTTGGATTTCAGCAATATCTTCTTCTTTATCTGTTGAAAATAGTCCGAGGTCGATGCTATCATCTTTCCTTCGTTCAAGATCGTCAACAAGGCCATTAAACTGATCTTTTAAAACCTGTACGACAATGTTACCCGCAGCATCGGGCCCGAGTTCTACTGTAAATTTATTCATCTGTTTTCTCCATTAGCTTCTTTCCTCATTGCCTGATATTCTTTGCAGACTTCTTCAAACGTATTAACGAGCTTTTGAAATCTCATACTATATACACCCTCTAATCCAAGAAGTACATTAGCAATATCATCAGTAGACATATTTGTTTCCATGACATTCTCAAGGAGAAGGTCAATGTCATCTACAACATGCCAAGCCTTCATAATTTCTTGTTCAAGATCAAGAATTTTCATTTTACCACTCCGGTGCTGAATAATCTGTGTGTTTCTTATACATAGCAAACCCATCTAGTCCATATGCAGGACAGACCATGATCTTCTCTGGCAAACCCATGCTATCTTTTTCTCCTGCTTCACCGCAGATAAAAAACACACCAGTCTTTTCAGACATTGCATGTTTGAGAATAGTCTCGTATTTCTCAACCTTCTTACGAAGAAGCAGCACTTCTTCATAGTAATCTTCAGTCATTTTCTATCACCTCATACTTTTCCCTTGCCTTTGCAAGATCAAGACATGCGTCACGCAACCACGCTTCCATAGTCGGGTCAATGTTCTTCTGATTGAGACATTGACGGATTAGGTATTCTGCGTTATTGATGAAATCCTGTGTGTTCATTATTCAACCTCAACCATTACGCCATTGCGAACAACGTAGTGTTTAACTTCATTCGCCGCACATCTGATATAAGCACGACCACCATCAATCATGTTACCATTCTCAAATCTTTTATAATCATGACGATGGGCACTGTACTGTAGATCACCATCATCATCTTCGACAAGTCCAAACTCTAGAGATTCAATTCGATCTGCATTGGTAATCATAAGCTTGCCGCTCATGGCGTTACGGTAAAGACCAAAATACCGATTGCCAAACTCTGGGTGTGGAGTCTCTCTGAAAAAGATATCCATTGCATGTGCCTCATCGCCTAGCGCACTTGTACACACATAGGGAATGGGAACACCATACTTTTCGCGATAGTGTTCGCAAATCTTTTGAGTGTCAAATAGTGGTTCATGCTTGATCATCATATCAGGCATCTTCAATCACCTCATACTTTTCCACATCAGCAGCAGCCTGACGTAACCATTTAGCAAGTTCTTCAATTCTATAAACTAGTCCATCTTTTGAATCTGCGCTGATTGTCACAGCATCTACAGTATGTAGAATAATAGTATCGTCCTGTTCCATAAGGTCTGGATAAGCCTCTACTAACTCGTAGACTACTTCTCCATCGTATGTTTTCTTTCTAGCCTGATAACGCCAGCCCATTTTATCCTCTCCTCATACTTTAATCGTTATTACAGATATCCTGCAATTTCACATCCTGGCTCGTCATAGAACCAAGAAATAGATACGTCAGGAAACAGTTCCCGAAGCCTGTTACAGGCTCCTTCGGGCGGACCCCAAGCTGTGCAGAACTCCCATTGCACGTATCCGTCATCATCAGAGTCATAGTAGTCTACTTCTCCAACCTCCCACTTTGTACCCCAGTTATCAACTCTCCAAGAGTACCAATTAGTATGACCATCTACTACAGGTGCGTCACCATCAGTGGTGGGTGCTTTAGTATTTATAAGTTCTTTTGGCATGGGAAGGATAGAATCGAGATAAAACTCGCCCTCCGCTCCTTCACCACGTACTAAAGCAACAAGCTTTTTTACATCTTCAGGTTCCCCTGAAACGTTTACTCTATTTGTACACCAATTAGGCATTTTCAGATTCCTTCCACTCTTGGGCTTTTTCTACAACCCAGTCATAAATATCACCGTAAGCATCGCCAAAGTCGTACTTACGAGATACATGTTGAATAGCTTCCCAAAGTTCTTCATCAGTCAGATTTTTAGTAGACTGAGGAACCTGTTCTTCCTCAAAATATTCTTCAAAGTATTCACGAACATCATCAATTGAGACGGTCATGAAGACCTCAATCTTGTGCTTGCTTTGCCATTCGGCTAGTTCGTCCCATTTGTCTTTCATTGTTTTGTCCTTTTTTTCATTATCTCTTATTATACAAAAAAAAGCGACTTGTTGCCAAGCCGCTTTTTAAGTTATATAGTCATAGAAGACTAGATAATTCCTTGAAGAATGTTAGTTCTATTCTCCCAATAGTCAATAATTCTAGTGCCTTGGACATTAGCTTTTTTGAACTTTGAACTGGAAGTATCCCCTGCATTGATAAGAGCATAGCAGTCTTTTGTGACTGTGCTAGATACCGTAAATCCCTTCTCCTCTAAGTGAGTAGCTAGTTCAGAACGGGACATGTCTAGTTTCCCTGTTATGCAAATCTTCTTAACTCCGTCGGAATTGATCACGGAGTCTACGCTCAAATCCTGCTTTAGTTGTAGTGGTAGTTTTACTACCCATTCTTCGTTTGTATCGAGCCAAGCTAAAATCTGTTCGATACGTTTGGGGCCAATTCCTGTAATTTGCACCGTTTCGATCTCTCGCAACCGAACGAACGAGGGCAACTGCTGTACTATCTTTTTAGCCATAGACTTTCCAACACCAGGGATGCCAAGTGATGCAAGAACTACCTCGTAAGGTTTTGTCTTGCTACGTTCAATTTCTTCCTCAATCTTTATTCCATTTGCCCCGAGTTTACTCCAATCGTGAGATTGATATAAATCAATCGGATGTTTCAACTGCATCTTAGTCACGGACGCAGGACCCAGACCTTTAAGATCTAAAGTTTTAATAAAGTATTCGAGTAGCTTTACTGTGTCATGCTGCGATCCATCTTCACAGTAAAGTCTTGGGCCGACCCTTTGAAGCGCGTGACCAACAGCAGCTTCAGCATGTCTTTGTTCAATCTTGAATCCGTGGGCTGAGTGCTGGATAACTCTGTTGAACTTCGGAATTACTCCACCTGCGCGTTCTATCTCAATCAGGTCGCCAAGGCCCAAGTCATGGCTTAAAATGAATTCCATATTGTGAAGAGTTACTCTACTTACCGTGGCTCCGTCGAGTACAACGGGCTCAACGATACCAGTCGGATTTACAGCTCCAGTTCTGCCTACGGTCCAAATCACATCCTTTAAGGTTGTAACTTCTGTAAGAGCGTTTCGCTCTTTAAGTGCGATTGCAAACCTTGGATATTTAGAAGTATATCCTAAACGCTCACAAGTTTTCCAATCATCAATTCTATAAACTAGTCCATCTTGAGGGTACTGTGAACAAAAGGCATCATCAAACACGGTGTCGAAACCTGCGTTGGCTAAGATTTTCATCTTAGCTGTATAGTTCATTTGTACCCCAAGAAGTTCGTGCGCAATAAATCGAATGTTACGTGAACGGAACTCGCTCACCTCTAGTAAGCCTAGCGCACCGCTAACATAGTTTCTAAAATTTTTAACTTCATTGTCTGTAACACACTCTCCATTTACTACCATGTCTGAACAATATTCTGGAACACCATTTAGCCCAGGCATTAAGTGTGTTACATCTTCCCCATACTCTCCATCACCACGAGTTAAAGCAAGCACAAGCCCGCCGTCTCGGTAATAAAGAGTTAGATTGGCTCCATCAATCTTTGGAGTCTCAATCGCATAAGTATCACCTATCTCTGATTCGTCATAAGACTTTTGCAGAGAATAAAGTTTATACTCATGACGAACCTTACCAGCCGTCCCACCCACACGGAGTGTAGGAGAGTTGTGAGTTCGCCAACCTTGTGACTTTTCTACACGTTCAAGCTGATCGTACAACTTATCAAACTCTTCGTCACTAATTTCTGGACGATTCACATCATAATAAAGATGTGAATGATGAGTTACAAGCTGTACTAATTCGTCATAAGTCATTGTATTTTCCTGCTACTTTATCTTAGTCTGATGAATAGGCTCGCCCCATAACTCGGCTGGAACATCTTCTCTACAAGGATAAACATCATTACGTTTACCAAGGAGAGCTTCGTAGGCTCTCCTTGCTTTTTTCATATGTTCAGTTTCTTCTTGTAGTGCTCTATCCCCGATAATAGACATATTACTTCGTCGCTAGTTCCGCATCGTGTGCAGAAATGAAGTCCATAATTTGATCCTTCATGTCGAAGATACGGTTCCACTCATCCTTATAGAAGGTGATCGGAAAACGGCGGATGCCGTTTAGCTGAACGCAGCCCTTCTGGCTAACCTTAAGCTGAATTGCCTTTTCGCTCTTTGCCTTCTCTGCGGCAAGGGCAGCAACCAACTCTTCACGGCTCATGTTTTCAATATTCATTTTTACTTTCCTTTGTTTGTGTTTTCATTATGTTTATATAATACATGAAAATAAAGAAACGAGCAAGAGATAATCTTCTCTTACTCGTCGTAAAGTCCACATAATTTGGAGCGGGTAAGGAGAATCGAACTCCTGTCTTCAGCTTGGAAGGCTGTAATAATACCATTATACGATACCCGCGATGTTTTATGGTCTCAGTTTGCTTACAGGCTTATCACCTGTGAAGATTTTATGCTTGTTTTTATACTCAAGTTCAGCAAGACGCTTTTCAAGACGCTTGTGCCAAAAATAATCTATTACATTAACTGCGGTCAAACAGATTACAGCTATACTTAAAACGCTAATCGCCCAAATCATATCTATCTCCTAAAAATGGTGATCTCGGTAGGATTCGAACCTACGACCCACAGCTTAGAAGGCTGTTGCTCTATCCAGCTGAGCTACGAGACCTTAACTTGGTGACCCCTTCGACGAAGGTGTCGGTTATTTGGTAGTCCTGCCCGGATTCGAACCGGGATCGCTCTCTAATCTGGAGACATCTAACCGCGTATAAGGCGGGTGTTTTACCATTAAACTACAGGACCTTGGTGCCACGTCACGGACTTGAACCGCGGACCTGATGATTACAAATCAACTGCTCTACCAACTGAGCTAACGTGGCTTCAGTCTAATGTGTTCCTGCTCCTCAATGTATGGTGTCAACCGAGATGTTTGGATTGCCTTTGAATATAATAGCCCAACCTTCAACTACATGTTTACCTTCTACACTAGCAATAACATATAGTTTGGTTTTCTTTCTAGCTGTAGTTTCGTTGTAAAACTCTACCTTAACTGTATCACCCTCACATACAGGTGCTTTAAAATTTAGGTCTTGCTGTATATATACTGTACCAATACCATAGCACTCTGTCATACTAGCACTAATGAGTCCAGCGGTTAACATACCGTGTACAATTTTACCGCCAAACTTTGTCTTACTGGCAAACTCTTCGTCGAAGTGTAGGGGATTGTGATCACCCGTTGCTTCGCCAAAGTGCTTTACCATTGTTCCTGTTATTTTATATTCACGTTCGTAATTCATGTAACATTCAACCTCTTTATTTTTAATAATACAGAAAAACTAACATTTAATCAAGCTAAAACTAAGTTTCAACGCTGTCTTGCCACTTAAAACAGTGTCTTTCTGCAAGTGTAATTGCGTAATTTATTAAGAGTCCAATAAATCCATAAGTAAACACCCCAACAAAAGCGTGATCAAAATTAAAAGAATTTGCAGCTTCTTCTACGAAAAAGCCAAGTCCACGTTGTATATTAAAGATTTCTGTTACTACAGTGCCGATCATTCCTAGAGAAAAAGAAGTTCTCAAGCTACTAACTACAGGAGGAAGTATATAAGGCAATACTATACTTTTAATAATTTTAAAGTTTTTTGCTCCACACACTCTAGCGACTTCTATATATACTTTAGGTATCTTTTGAATATAACTGTAAATATAGATTACACTAGGGTAAAATATAACTAAGCTAATTATAATTATCCTAGTTACTTCTCCAAACCCAAACCAGATGAAAAATATAGGTAAAAGCACAATTTTAGGAATTGGGAAAAAGAACATAATTATAGGCATAACAATTTCTTTTAACTTTGAAAAGTAACCTACTAGAATTCCAATAATTAGACTACAAGTCACTGCAATTGCAACAGAAACAAATAGCCTAGACATAGTAGCAAAAAAATGTTCCCAAAAGACTCTATACTGATAAACTTCATAACCAGCTGCTAATAAAGAAAAAGGACCAGGCAGATAGCTGTTTTCAGCTACCTGCCAAAGTCCTAATATTATTATATAAATTATGTATTTATTAGTGATTAAATAGGTTAACATAGTACCCATTTACAGAGTGCTTATTTGGATAGCCTAAGTTATCTACTAGTAGATCAATGTTTGCTTGTACTCTTTCACTTGGCATTTTAGCGATTCCAACAATAGTGGAACCTTCAGGAAGTACAAAGTTAGCTTTGATATACTTGTAATATTGCATCTCATTATCAAAAGACTGAGAAATGTTATCGAGTAAAACTCTCTTAACCACTGAGTCCTCTGGACCGCTATAAGCATACCAAGCGCTAGCTAAATAAGATGAAACAATTCTAAGTACTAATCCTTTATTGTTTTCTAAATAGTCTTTTCTAACTACGATTGTGCGACCAATTAGATTGGGATTGATATCCGCAAACTTAATCCAATTGAATTGCTTAATATCTTTACCCAAGGCAATGTGAAAAGGACCTGGAGTGGCTTCTACCTCCCCATTAACAAGCGCAACCATTCGAGTAGTAGCAGGCTTATAGTAGTTCCAATTCAAAGAAACTGTAGGGTCTAGAGCGTCTACAATTTTTTGAGTAGTAGAGCCCGCTCCAATCCCTAAAGTTTTTCCATTTAGTTGAGCAATAGTTTTATAAGGAGAAGCAAATCTAGTAAATAATACATCATTTGTCATAGTTTCTGTTGCAGAAACTGCCACAACATTTGGATTTTCTGTTTTACTATTAGAAGATACTACTGCACTAAAGTTAACCACAGCAACATCTAGTTCTCCGTTTTTCAATAGTTTTAAGGTTTTTCCAGAAGAATTAAGTCCTGTAAAAATAAAATTTGGAGTAATGTCATTCTTTTCAAAATATCCATTCTCTTTTCCAATAACCCAAGGAGCAGTAAACAAGTCTACAGACTTAGCCGTAAAACCAATATTTACTTCTTCTGCATGTGCTGCTGTTAGTGATAACGACAAAGCAGCCATTGCTATAAAAATTTTCTTCATTTTTAACCTTTCTTTTTTTGGTGTCCGCACCCAGACTCGAACTGGGAAGCCATATGGCGACAGATTTTAAGTCTGTTGTGTTTACCTATTTCACCATGCGGACAACTTTTACTTATATAAAATTGCCCGATTCATCAGTGTAGTATACATTACGAATACCCACTTCGTCAATCAATTTTTTACAGACTCTACAGGGCTTGCTCATTGCAAATCGTTTCCTTCGGTCTACCCTAACAACATAAAGATCTAGTCCTTCACAGTTATCCAAACCTGCACGAATAATAGCTTTCTGCTCCGCATGAAGATGCGGAAAGTCTGTATACTTTGCCATAATTGGATGAGTTTTGTAAGAATTAAATCCTGATGCAATTACTGTATTCTTATGAACTAGTACTGCGCCATGTTTAAAATTCTTACGTTTTCCAACACCTTCGCTTGCCAAAGCAGCAGCTTTCGCTGCATCAAAAAACTTATCTTTCATAACGCCTCCACCAACTATAGTCTGCAAACAAAACAGATAGAAAAAATTCAAAAGCACCTGGGTATATTCCAATCAATGAATAATTAAAAGCTACCATTGCTAGCATCCAAAAAGAAATATGACGTAAATAGCTACTAACCATTTCTGCTGGAACTATTTTCATCTTCCAATATCCTTGACATTTTGTTTTGAGATTATTTGGTAGGGACCCTTGTTGTAAGGAATAGAAACGGTAAAAGCCTTTGCAGCTTCTCCGTGACGTAAACAAGTACGGTAGCCCAACCCAGCCCTCTTAGGGCTGAACGGTTCTCCGCAAACTTTACATAAATTGTCCATTTGAAATACTCTATCATTAGTTATTATTATCTCTCATTATAACAAATTTCTAACTAATTGTAAATAATAAAAAAGAGCCAAGGAATTGCTTCCGTGGCTCTTAATTGAAATTTGTTGGTCACTTATGTAACTAGCCCCTTCCTTCGCGCTAGTAACCGTGGTATCCTCTCCTCTGTACAACCATGACGGTTATATATGCCCGTACCAGGGCTATGATACCTCCGAGACTGCCAGTGATGAACAGTCTGCACTCATGAGAGTCGAATGTGCGTGCATTCTAGGCTCAGAGGAACTACCCCCTTTTGTGATCTTGGACCGCCTAGTCCTCACAAGTCAGTTTAACGTCTTTCTTGATTTGACGGAGCGCTTCTTGACATGGAGTCTCTGCATGGTGTAGTTTAAACTCCTACTACACTAGAAGTGCTTTAACGCAGCGATACGGGTTTGTAGTGCCTTTCCTGCCTTCCGACTCTTTGATACCCACTCATCGGATAGTTGTGGAGGCTTATTTATGTTTCGCTAGCCATGCGAGGTTCGGTTTACATTTTATCCGCTATGCCTTCTCATACCTTGGAAGGAAAGGCTCGAAAAGTAAAGTCTTCCGAGAACCTGAGAAATGTGGCGCTAGTTAAGCTTGTCCCTCATTTCTCACTGTATAACTTATTATACAAAACTTTTGACCACTAAGCAAGAAAAAAGTGAATTTAGGTTTGTTCGTGGAGGGGAATCCGAAGATCCCATCTCCACGCCCCTCTAACTAACCTGGAATTTCCATTCTAGTCGAGGAATTCGCATCCCACTAACGAATCTTTCCCGATACCTCAGTATCGCACCCAAATCTATACCTTGAAGGGAGTAGAATAAAGAGCGATTCTGAAATCCATATCGCCCGCAGGGTATAGCTTTTCTAAGGTTAAATCGGGATGAGCTTCTGCTATATTTCTTATGCTATTAACTGGTGTATCACTTACATGATAGTCGTCGAATAAAACATAAGGAGCTTGCAAGTCCAAAGCGATTTGGATATCGCTTACGCATCCAATCGCAGTATGATCACCATCAATAAAGACTAAATCATACTCTTTATCAGAAAATTGCTTAAAAGCTAATCTACTGCTGCAAGCGATAAATGAAAATCTACTGGGATGTAGTTCTTTCATTTTTGCAGCAGCATCTACAGTGCATGGATGTTTTGCTATGTCAACCGAAGTTATCTCTAGCTTTTGAGTAGTATCCCCCTCTAAAAACATATATGTACTATAGCCGATATTAAACCCTATTTCAAGCATAGAAGAAATCTTGTATGTAGAAGTTAAGTCCTCGATAGTTGGTCGATATATATCAGGGATATACATCCAGTGACCTTCTGGTGAGGTAAACTCCTTTAGATACTCAATTTCCATCCAACTTCTTTCTATAGGTTAGACAGCTTCACGTCTTGCTGTCTACAACTAGCTTTGCGACTCCCCTATAATCGTAGTTATCTCCCTTATGAACTATTGTCAGGTCTTTAATAGTTCTCGATAACATTCCCACGCAAGATAGGTGGCAGTATCTAGCTAAAATATCGGTCTACAGCCCCCAAACCCGCCATAGACAATGGTTCTACTTTCTACTATATCCCTTGCGGTTTACCAACTAGAACCTTACCTACTTTCTACCTGGAAGCACACATCAGTCCGTAATTACAATGTGTGTCTACTGTAACCTCCAACGGCGGAGACTAGAAAG